CAGATGATTTTGCAGGCCCCTGAGTACGGGATTGAGGGAGCACCTGATGCGCTGTTCAATATCGGCGCACCGCAATTGGTCATCACCGAAATCAAGACGCTGAATCCCACAGACTTCGACACCATCATGACGCCGTTGCCGGAACATCGGTTGCGGACGAATCTCTACATGTGGATTCTGAGTCAGTCCCTCCACCCGCACAAGGATAAAATCAACACCTTGGAAGCCCGAGTGGTGTATATTAGTCGGGGCTATGGAAAGCTGATTGCGGAGTGGAACGAGATTCTGCCCTTCCGCGAATTCGTGGTCAAGCGAAACGACTTCGACCTGCAAGAGTTTCTGAAGCGTGCTAAGGCACTCAAGGTGTTTCGGGATCAACAGGTCATGCCACCGGGCATATGTGGCACCGCACTGGACAAATATGCGAAATCCTGTAGCGTGTGTTCCCAGTGCTTTTCGGGACTTTACCCAGCAGGCAAGGTAGTCGCGTGAGGACTGTTGGCATCGACATTGCGACCTGTACAGGCATTGCGATGGTCGGTGAAGGGGAAGATCGGGGCAAGACGATCTACCTGCCCAATGAGCGGGGCATTTCTCGATTGCAACTGATTGCCAGTGAAGTAGAACGGACGCTAGAGGCATGGCAACCCCGGTTTGTGGCCGTTGAAGGCTATGCCTACGTCAAGAACGTCGGGTCGTTCGTGACGCTGGTCGAGATTGGTACGGTGGTGCGGTTAGCGGTTCGGAGCGTCGGGCTGTCATGGGTCGAAGTCCCTCCGACCGTGCTGAAGAAATGGACCACCGGAAAGGGCAATGCCAAAAAAGATCAGATGGCCATTCGGGCGTTGGAATGGGGCCATGCCAGTCACTCAGATGACATCGTAGATGCCTATTGCTTGGCTCAGATGGCGCAAATGGGGTGGCACGAAATTCTTGCCGTGCGTGGGGTGTCGGTCGGGTGGAAGAATCCAGCGCATTTTTAGTTTGACAAAAACTGGACCCAAGCGGTAAGTTAGCTAAACGGACGAATCAACGGAACGAAACAGTCCAAGGAGTGGAAGGAGAGAGTGATGACGATTGGCACATTCAAGCGGCACGTAGGCAAGACACTGGCGGTGAAGGTCACGAAATCGGCCTTGCGGAACGCCACGAAGAACTCGGCACGGGTCCAGATCGCACAGGCGACGGTCGCCCTGAAGGGCAACACCGGGCGGTTGCTGGAAATCAACACGCAGTATCTGTTGGGCATGCAGGCCACACAGGAGATGAAGGACGAGTCGTTCGTGGCCATGGGTGAGGTCGGGTATGACCTGATCGCCCTCGCACGGGTGCTCAAGGTGAAGCTGCCCTCGTCCACCAAGAAGATCAAGTTGACGGGCACGCGCTCGGCGGCGTTGCTCATGCTGGATGGTCTGTCCACCAACCTGTTGCGGCGGGTGGAGCAGGGCCTGTTCGTGGCCCCCAAGACGACCATGGTCAAGAAGCTCGTGACCATGCCGCAGACCGGCAAGCAAGAAGAGCGGAACGTGGACGTGGTGGACGCGGACGCGGACGTGGCGGCGGAACTGGAACGGCAGAACGAGATGAAGTCGTTTTTGGCTGGTGCCATTGATGTCTTCTGGCGGCTGTGCTTCGATTTGTTCGGCAAGGCTCCGGAAGCGGTGTTCGTGGCGAAATTCGAACGGATGCAGAAGGATTTCCCCAACGTGGCGTTCGACACCACGACTGAGGAGCCGGAAGCCGTCGAGGAAGCCGCCACCGTCTAGTTGGAGCTTGACAAATCTGGGCCTAGCGTGGCATACTAGGTCCAGTTCGAATTCACAGGACAGAGGAGACACACAGATATGAGCACCACAGCAGAAGACACGGTTGTCGAAGCCAAGGCCGAGACGACCACCATCGGCAAGAAGAAGGTCGAGAAGACGGGCAACCTGATTCTGGACATCGCGCACGAAGTTGAGTTGCTGTCCAAGACGAAAGCGCTGAACGAAGCGGATCGTCTGGCCGACAACATCGACACCAACGAGTTCAAGCTGGGGGGCATCCTCAAGCTGATCAACGACAACTCGTGGTTCGAAGGCTTCGAATCGTTCGATGACTTCGTGTTTGAGAAGTACAAGTTTCAGGGCCGCAAGGCACGCTACCTGATCAGCATCTACGACAACCTCGTCACGAAGCAGATCCCGTGGGAGAAGGTCAGCCATCTGGGCTGGACCAAGATCAAGGAGCTTGCTCCGGTGATCACCCCGGAGAACGTGGACGAGTGGGTGGCCAAGGCCGAGAAATGCACGGTCATGGAACTGTTGGCGCTCCTGAAGGCGTCCAAGCCCTCCGAGGAAGGCGACAAGACCGCCAAGACCACCGACGAAGTGGTCAAGATCAGCTTCAAGCTGAAGCCCGATCAGGCCGAGATTGTCCAGCAGGCTTTGGCGAAAGCCAAGGGTGAGCTTCACACGGAGTTCGATACGGTCGCGTTGGAGAATATCGCGGCGGGGTACGTGGGCGGCACGTCGGCCATCAACAAGCCGTACGATCTGGACGAAGTGATTCACGCAACGGGCTTCGAACCCTTGCTGAAGCGGGTCGCGGAACTGTTCCCGGCCTACGACATCACGGTGGCTCCGGTCGCAGAGTAGTGGTAATATCCAAGTGGTGCGTGATGTCTTGTTCGAAGGAGACACGGCACCACTTGGCTTCGCATTCCTTGATTATTTTGATAAGAGGCTGAAAGAACTATTTCAGCCCATATGGATGTACTCGGGTACGGCACCATGGAGAAGTCCCTAATGCGGGTGGGGCGTTGATACCATGGGCAGGACATCAGTCTTGGCACTGGCCGCTGTAGGTGTCGAGCAGTTTCGGGTAACAATTTGTGGGGACGATCCCTTGAAACAAAGCACCATGAGTGATGGTCGGGTTTGTGTTTACGTTCCTGACCATCCCAAGGCGAATAATCGGGGTTACGTCCTTCGGTCTAGGTATGTCGTGGAGCAACATCTAGGTCGTTTTCTCTTGGAGAGTGAAGAAGTTCACCACAAGAACGAAGATAAGACTGATGATGACTACGATAACCTGAAGGTGATGATGGCGGGTGGTCATGCTCGTCTCCATCTACTCAAGAGACTAGCGGCTGGGAAACCACTGCGTGGCACGAAGTTGGACGAAGTAGTGCTTAGTCAGTTGATGACTCAAGGGCTGGGCTACAAAAGGATTGCTTCAGCCTGTGGTTACCCTGTTTCATCGGTGAAAAGTGCGGTTAGAAGACTACGGGGACGAATTGGAATCGACGGGTAGTCAATAGACAGTTCTTGCGTGTCGAGTTCGGGTGCCATCTCGTAAAAACGGAACCCAACCAAGGTAAACGCGAACTACGCGCTTCCCGCAGCGGCCTAACACCCGCAGCCGTGCTGCCACTGACACCGTTAGGTGGGTCAGCACGTCATCAACGGTCAGCGCAGATTGAGGCATGAAGCCTGCCGACAATCTGAGGGTTCTTGTTCGGGCAGCTTCACGAAGACCGCGCCGACCGGGGATCGGCTACACACGTAGGTAGAATTGGTGAGGCTATTTCGGACGGGGGTTCGACTCCCCCCGTCTCCACCATTTTTGCAAGCAATTGCACGAAGCACCATGAAACATCGAACCGCCGCCGACGTGGCAAAACTCTGTCAGCGATGCGGTGAACAAAAGCACTGTGCGACTTCCATTGAGGGAAAGACCATCGTTCATTTGTGCTTATTGTGTTGGACACGACGCTATTGGGAGAAGCACGGCCATGATGCCCGAAGTTGGGAAACCGTTGACGCTGGAGCAGTATGATCCCTTTGGGTGGCTGAAGCACCGTCCCACGCATTTACCGACATGGTGGTCCCATGACACGCCGTTGCCCTCCGCACGAAGCGGATACCCTCAATCGCTGCACGATTTGTCGCGTCAAGGTGGAGTGCAAGTATGCGGCTCCAAAAACCACGGCATGTAACATGCCCTCAAACATCTGTAGCTACCCCCAATGTCTGGTTCCACAGGAACCGTAAAAACCCCATGTTGAAGATGTCTGGTTCACCCCGTACCACGTTTTCCGTGTCCCTCGATGCGGAGGACACCGATGCCTTTCTGGCCATGATGCAAGCCCTTGGCTGTTCCACCCCAGATGCCCTGATTCGCGTGGCTCTGTGGAACCAAGCCCATCAGAGTGAGGTCCCCGTGTCATCTCGTGCCTTCAGTCTCACCGGAAAATCGCGGCGAAAGGTCACCACCCCGACCGAAGCCTTGATCGAATTGGGATTGGGGGAACTGGTCGATGCTTGACACCATCCTGACCCCTGAGGCTGTAGAAAACCTCAGACGAGGCTTCCTCACTCCCGATAGCATGAACCGTGTCTGTGCGTCCCACGAAGCCCTCAGACGCCATCGTGACCATATCGCGTATCAGAATGCCCGGATGGCCCAGACCACCCTTGCATGGACGCTGACAGCCGCCTTGATCGTCGCCATCGTGGTGGTCTACACCTTCTGGTATGTCCGATGACTGAACCCAAGAACCTGACCGCGAGTCAACGCACGGAACTCTTGAACGCCACCAAAGGCCATCCAGATCTGCACATGGCCCTTCGAAAAGCCTTCACTGAAATTGAGGACCTGAAGAAAATGGTTGCTGCCCTCCAATCCGCCCTTGAAACGGAGCAGCGGATCAATGCCGAGCACGCCAGAATCGCGGCAGAGGGTGGAGGCTTTGATGACTGAGGATGAGCTTGAACGCCTGAAGCGCCATCATCGTGAGCAGAAGATCACCATCGAGTTCTATCAAGACAAGATGCGTCAGCATCGGGACCTGATGCGTGCCTTCGTGACGTATTGGTTGCGGGATGGGGGTTGCGGCATGTGTGGCGGGGTTCCCCATTCCACAACCTGTTTCGTTGGTCGGATGGACGCCATGCTCAAGGGTGAGACGGTCTTAGGACTGCTGGAAGGAGAATAGGTGCTCTGTTCCAAGCACTCGTACGAAGGCGGTGAATACGAGACGGTCTGTCCGTATTGCGTGGCCGAGTCTGCCGCCCCCAAGAAACGCGAGTCCAAGGACAACGATCTGCTGAAAGATTTCGAGCGTGGCTTCAGAGATTTGGGAGCCAGTTCCCAATTTCAATGTGATTGCGGCAAGGTCTATTACAATCCCTCACCCGGATGGGATTGGGATGAAGGCGAAATAGACGCTCTCGCAGCCAACCCAAACGCCTTTGCCCTGAATTATGCGGTGGAGTATGTGGTGTTCGAAGGCCGGTATTGCGTGATGGATTGTGAGTGCTGGAAAGATCGAGGCACCCGCATTGCTCATTGGCTCGTGAACCACCAGCGAGAAATCGGGGAGTTCTTCAAGGAACGTAAAGAGCGACTACTCGGTGAGGCGAATCAAATCCCGGTGATTGAATGAGTGCTCCTGAATCCCGTATCACGCTGCCCGACCTGTGCTATCCGCACTTTCACCAACTGGTGCATGAGGCGGGATTTCATAAGACTGATCCATGGCAGGCGTTGGTCGCTGTCACCCAGATTGCCTTGTTTCAAGCGGTGACGGCTGATGACGCGACTTACCCCCTGATCAATGGACTGGTGGAGAACATTCCGACGCTGGGATGTTTGGCCTGTTTTAAGCCTGATGCGTTTGAAGCCTTGGTCCATGTGGCCAAATCCCATGATTTGGGGGCTGTCAAGAGGCTCGGAGAATCGTGGGTCAAGAAAGCTCCCGATGCCTGAACGTGATCGATCACCAATTGACCAGCGATGGGTGCAGAAGTATTGCGATGCCCTCCTAGAAGCGGCTAAAACTTTTGAGCTTGGCCCCATGCACGATGCCATCCTCCGTCGAGTGGAGTGCGCTATGGATTTGCTGGACGCATGGCAAAAACGCGACTGGCCCAAGGAAGAGGTCTAACCATGTGGAGACTCTGGACACCCGGATGGGGACCACGGGGATGGTGGCACTGGGTGTGTCAACAGACCCCCATGTGGATCGCGTGGAAATTGCCGAGGAAGGTTGCGCTGTGGGCGTTCATCAGAGTCTACGCCAAGGATGGGAGTGCCCCCGGTCCTGAGTATGAACGGGCCTATAAAGCGTGGGAATCCTCTTAAAAAAATCGCCGGAGAGGGAGTGGTTTGACACATAGGGAATACCCATGGTATATATCCCCCTCTCCTTATGCCAACTTGTCAAGACTGCCACCACTGGAAAAAGGACTGGGGTATCTGGGCGCATAATCGCTGGACCCGAGAGTCCTCAGATCGTGGCTGGTGTGTCCATCCCTCCCAACTCCACCAACTCCCGTTAGAGATGTCGGCCCTCGCCATCATCTGTTTCACCTTCGTCCAAATACAAGAACGACCACAGGTATTCTATGCCCCTCGACAAGAAGGAACAGATCAGAATGATGCTGGACGCTCTCGAAACGCCGTCAAAGGAGTTGACCAAGTGGGAGCAACAATTCCTAGAGTCGATAGCTGACCAGTTCGACCGCACCCAAACTCTGAGCGACAAACAGTTTGATATTCTTGACAGGATCTACGCGGAAAAAACGGATTAGCTCTGGCGCGGCCTGAGTCTCCCGTCTACTCAATCCACCCTCAAAAAAAACCCCTTTTTTGGCCCTTATAGGCCCTTTTCTTCATCTTCTAAAATCGCTGTCAAGAGCTTTCAATGAATCGCGCCACCCGAGACAGGTTCACTATCGCTACCAACCCCGACATCACCAGTGGCAACGCCTGTCTCGAAACGCCCCCTCAAGTCTTCCTGCAATTGAGTGCCGACTTCGGCCCCTTTGATATCGACCTGACTGCCGACGCCCAGCGTCACTTAGTCCCCCAGTGGTTCGGGCCGGGAGGACTGGTCGAAGACGCGCTCCTCGCCAATTGGCTGTCCTATGGCCAGACCGGCTACAGTAACCCCCCCTATGGCCCTTTCGTGGCCAGAATTCTGAAGAAGGCCAAGGTCCAAGCCAGTCATGGGTTTGCATCGACGTTCCTCCTCCCCGTCAGGATCACGAAAGCCTTCCACGCCAATGTTCTGAATGGGGCTTCGCATCTGCTGTTTTGCGACCGCAGAATCGCGTTCTGGGAGAACGGCGCTCCGAAACTCGATCCCGGCACTGGCAAGCCCACTGGGGCACTCTTCGACAGTATGATCGTCAGATACCTACCGGGACAGCGGTTTTCGCCGCCCAGAGTGGGTAGTTGGAAGGTCCCTCACCATAACTGGGTAAGTATCACGTAAGTAGGTAAGTAGTTGACAGGTCCACTCAAGCATGGTAAGGTTTCTACTTCATGGGCTATACCGAGGAATATGGGTGGGTTGATGACGAAGAACCTACTCCGCAGACGAAACCTGCACTGTGGGTGCGAACGTCGGTCGTTCCATCTCCACTCAAGCATGAACTCTCAAAACTGGAAATGAGTCGTGGAGGCGTAAAAGGTGGCCCAGCAAGGGCATCTAAGCTAAGTCCTGAAAGACGCCGCGAAATCGCTCTAAAAGCGGCCCAAACACGTTGGGGCCGAAAATTGCAATCAATTGCCAAGGAGGGACAGTGAGACAGATCACGACGCATCATGATGGCCATGGCCTGAACGAGTCGATTGAGATTACCGCCGATGGGCCGGGACCGGGCGGAGCCAGTCACCTGTACACGTTCACCATGGGTGGGCTGTCGGTGGCCGAAGTCCAGTTCCAGAACGGCCCTCGCAATCTGCCTGAATCGGAACAGGGTGTTACGGAGGGAGCCATCCTCGCCATGGTGATTGATCGTCTCAAGTCCTTTCAGGAAGGCGAGTACAAGTCGCGTGAGAACGCGATTGCCCTCACGCACTTGGAAACCGCTGTGTTGTGGATGAAAGAACGCACGAACGCTCGGGCACGCCGCAACGTCCTTGGCACCATGAAGGTATGACGAATCAGGCAGGCCGGTCGAAGGACGCGGTGATGATCGTGGTGGTGGCATTTTTGGCCCTGTTGGCGTATGCCATCTGGGGGCACTGATGTCTCTTGAAGACCGGTTGTCCGAGGCTGTGAAATCCGCACGGGTGCTGAAGTGGATGATGGCTATCTTGCTGGTCCTCACGCTGATTCTGGTGTGGCGCGTGTATACGCTGTAGGGAGAAGATGTTTCACGTTCCAGAGAAATCGCGGATCACGCCGCAGCAACACCGGGGTCTTGGGAGTGACGCCAGTATCGGGCAAAACGGGGCCTTTCAGGTCCCGTCTCCCGAAGCCGGATGGTTGCTGTTCATGATCTGTTCAGACGGCACGGAAAAACTCGCAGATGGCACGCCCTCGTCTGAGTGGGAACATGTGAGTGTCCACGCACGCAATTTGAGCAAGATGCGGGTCCCCACATGGAAAGAGATGGCCTTCATCAAGCGGCTGTGTTGGGACGCCGAAGACGTAGTGGTGCAGTTCCACCCGAAGGAATCGGAGTACGTCAACCAGCATCCGGCGACGTTGCATCTGTGGCGCTGGAAAGCAGGCCCATTTCCAACGCCGCCCATGAGTGATGTCGGGATGCAGGCACGAGTTTTGTAACAGTCTAGGTGCTCCCTCAGGAGAATGAGCCATGCCTAAGACGAATCTGCCCAAGAACTTACCGACTGCACCGGGGAAGCCGCCCCATGTGAACGCGCCTGTAGACCCGAGTACGTCTGGAGTGGGGACGCAGCATCCGGGGACGTTCAAGCCGGGGGGTGAGTCTCCATCGAAGCAGACGCCCACTTCGACGCCGGGGCAGACCACGCTCGATCCGAAGTAGCCGCAATGGGCCAGAGTCAGGGCTAACATCCTTGACTCTGGTCCTCTTACGAAGGGGCAGAAATTGCCAAAGTGCCATCGTCGGTGTCAGGAGTTCTACTGTTCGAAAGAACTAGGTCATACTGGGTGGCATCGGAGTGACGCCGAAGGTCGAGCGTCTATTTACTGGCAGACGAAACGAAAAGGTATTCTCCATGGCAGCGTTTACACGTCTCCAAGGACTGGGCGAAGAGAAGTTCGGTAAGATCCTCAACGCCTTGATGCGTGGAGAACCTTGTGCCAAGATTGCCCGGTGGATTCAACAGGCTCCGCCTGATGGATGGGGCGATTTTCAGGGCGTGGCTGAAACCACGGTGATGCAGCAACTAAATCGGCTCCGCCGTGCAGCGGCTGATGGTGTATTCGGGGCAAAAGAGTCCAAACGCATTACCGAGATAGGACGCCCCAACATTGATCGTCTGGCAGAGATTTCCATCCCAGTACTCGCTCGGGCGGAAGAGTTGTCCGACAAGCAGCGGGAATTGGTGATGGTCCTGCTGAACAAGGCGATCAAGGAAGAGCGGACCTACACCAGCGTCAACGACGCCGTAGCGAACTACGAACAGAACCTCTTGAATATCCAGAAGCTCCGATTCGATTTGGGGCTGGATGAGTGGAAAGGCCCAGCTTCGACCACCCTTAAAGCGGGAGTCCAGACCACCACCCTGCCCGATGGCACCAGCATCCAGAAGCAAGTGTTCGAAGCCGTCCGTGCGGTGGAGCATATTTTCGAGCAGCGTGGCATCTCCATCGTGAACGAGTAAGTTTGCAACTGATTGCACCTTCATGCTGATTTTCAAGCACGGCACGGAAAACAACGTCTACGTCAAGACCAGCACGGGCCATCTGGACGTGATCAATGCCGGTGCGCTCAAGTACTTTCGACAGTACCTCGATCCTGTCGAGGCCGACAAAATTTGGCATGAAGGGTCGAAGCTCCACGACCTGAATCAACGGGCGTTGTTCTATGCCCAGATGGTGAAAACGGTTGAAGAGGGGCTGAAGGGTAAGCAGACAACCGGGTTTCAGGACTACCTGCAATACAAGTGGAAACCCGTAGGCGTGCGGGAGTTCATCCAGAGTCCGCACTACCTGAACAAGAAGGAAGAGATTTACCCCGGTGTGTTAGAAGCCGCAGAAGAGTTGAATCATGGGGGCTACGTGGAAGCCATCATGACCGGAGGGATCGGATCGGGCAAGACGACCCTCGCCCTCTACACCAACGCCTACCAACTCTATCTCCTCTCGTGCATGCGAAATCCGCACGGACAGTTTGGCCTTGATCCGTCGTCGGAAATCCTCCTCGTGTTTCAGAGCATGACCATGCAGTTGGCGCGTGGCGTCGATTACCAGCGGTTTCGCAGCATGATTGAAGGCAGTCCCTACTTCCTTCGACACTACCCCTTCGATAAGCATCTCCACAGCAAGCTCGTGTTTCCGAATCGCGTCGAAGTGGTGCCCATCTCTGGTAGTGAAACAGCCGCCATTGGCCAGAACGTGATGGGCGGACTAATTGACGAGTTGAACTACATGAACGTGGTCGAAAAGAGCCGAGTAGCGGTAGACAAAGGCACCTATGACCAAGCGATTCTCATCTATAACTCAATTGCACGCCGTCGAAAGTCTCGCTTCATGGAGAACGGGAAACTCCCCGGCATCCTCTGTCTCGTTAGCAGCAAGAAGTACCCCGGACAGTTTACGGACCAGAAGGTCGCTGAAGCCGAGCGTGATGGAACGATATTTGTCTACGACAAACGGGTTTGGGACATCAAGCCAGATGACTTCGGGAATAGCGGGTGGTTTCAGGTTTTTGCCGGGGATATGACCCGGAAGCCACGAATGCTCTTGGCCGATGAAGAGGTCGATGATGATGATCGGCCCTTGGTCGTGTCGGTCCCCGAAGAGTTTCGTGGCGAGTTCGAAAAGGATGTGATCAACGCCTTGCGCGAAATCGCAGGCGTGAGCACGCTTGCCAGACACCCGTTTTTCTTGGAGGTCGATAAGGTCCACAAGTCTTTCAAGAACCGGCCTTCGATTTTCAGTCAGCCGGTGGTGGACTTCGTGAACCAACGCCTGACGTTGCAGAAGGCCAACTTCTGGAACCCCGAGGTTCCACGCTTCGCCCACTGTGACTTGGCGCTCAGTGGCGACAGTGCCGGTTTGGTGGTGGGGACCGTAACCGGGTTCAAGAACGTCTCAGGCGACAAGGGCCAACCCGCGTTCATGCCGAATTTCCACATTGATGGGGCACTGGAAGTGCGGCCCCCCAAGAACTGTGAAATCCTGTTGGGCAAGATTCGTGAGGTCATCATCGTCCTCAAGAAGATGGGCCTGAACATCGTGTGGGTGACGTTTGACCAGTTCCAGTCGAGCGACAGTCAGCAGATTTTGCGTCAGCAGGGCCTGATCACAGGGCACCAGTCGATGGACACGGTGCCATGCAGGCCCTACGATTTTCTGAAGACTGCGGTGTATGAGGGGCGTGTGGATATCCCGATGCACACCAAGCTCCACCGGGAAATCTTGATGCTGGAGAAGGACGCGAAAACGGGGAAGGTCGATCACACACCGGGCGGGAGCAAGGATTGCAGCGATGCCTTGGCAGGCGTGGTCCATGGCCTGACGATGCGCCGAGAAATCTGGGGGCTGTATCGCATCCCAACGTTGATGATTCCGCAGTCAGTCCACGCCAACGTGGACAAGCTGAAAACCGAGCAAGAGCAACCGGCCTATCAACGATTGGAAGAAGGGGCATGAGCACTGTGCCGAGTGAATCCCTCCCACCGCTGACCCGCAAGGAGCGGGACCAGCTTCAGAAAGAGCAACGGCTCCTTCGAAACCGGCTCCTTGTGGGTACCAAGACGCGGTACGAAGATCAAGAGCGGTTAGCCGAAGTCACTCGGCAACTTCAGCAGTCGGAGCACAGTCCTTCGTGATCGCAGGGCCGTAGATGTCATCGAAGCCATCGGGAGCTTCGGTGCAGACAACGACAGCCGCGTTACAGGAAAAGCAAAACGCATTCCAACGACCAGCGGGGTCATTGGGGCGTTGATGCCACGGAATGAGGTCATGACCCAACGCACGGGCACGAGTGGCGGCACTCCGTTTGCGTTCTGCCAACTCCCCGAATTGGTCGATGGCCTCATAGTGCTGGACCACATACTTCTTTTTGGGTTTAGCCAAGAGCGTAGACTTACGACGGGCGACCGGGGTTTTTGAAAACTTGAGCATGAGTCTCCTTTTTGGCAATCAAGTGCAGGTCCCTCCATGGATCTGCCTCGATGCTCCTTAGATCTTAGCACACCAGTGTGGGATTTGTCAAGCACCAAGGAAATGAGCCGGATTCTGGCATCTTGACAAACCTCCAACTGATGTGGTAAACTCGTACGAGTGACCAAACGCCCACGAGTGTCCTTCCCGATAGGAACGTGGAGAGGGATCGAGTCACTCCTGTTAGGGCTACTCGTGGTCTTGCTCGTCATTTCGTTTGTAGTTGTTCTAGTCGAAGTGTTACTATCGGTCTTCCTCACCTAACAAGGAAACCAGTATGCCAGTCATTTCACGCATTGGCGGTAACATCGCTATGGGCATCGACGGCACGGTGTCCGTCAATGGCAGTGACAAGCTCCTGATCCCGCAAGCGGGGCATCCACAAGCGTGGGGCCGTCAGTGGCTGAATGAGGATGAAGTGGTCACGCAAGACGGCGTGCAATTGATTGCCGTCAACTGGAAGACCAAAGCCGTCCGCGTCATCGACCCCAATCCCGCCAACGATTTCTACGCAGGCGCAGGCATGTTTGCGTCGTGGTGTGCGTTTGACCCTCACGTTACTCGTGAGTGGGGCTACCACGATGGACACGGCAAGACCGATTGGGAAGCCGGGACGAAGGTCCGAGACTGGCACCCGCTTGCTGTTGATAGCCAGACCGGCATGATTGCCCTGTTGCAGTATGGTGGTCGTGGCGAAGGACTGGCCTTCTGGGATGGCAAGACGCTAAAACCGCTGTGGGATGGACCGCTGTTCCCGGCGATGAATTCCTTCCACGATGGCGAGTTCGCAGGCACGCTGCCAGATGGCCGCACGATTCGGGTGTGGAGCGTCGATGGCACGTATCGGGATCTGCCCCCGTCGCTGTTGCAGGGATCGGTCCTCTCACAAGGCTTGCGAGTTGCGCTCTATCGCAACGAATTCTTGTCGGTCTGTCGAGAACAGGAAACAAGCGGCCTGATTCTCAGCAAGGAACCCTTCGACTTCAACGCCGACGTGTTGGCGACCGGCGATCAAGGTCTGGTAGCCACGTCAGCGACAGCCGGGGAACGCTACTGGAACATCCGGAAGTACGACGTGGACTTGGCCGCTAAAACCGTGAATGGGGAGCCGGGAGAGTGGGCCGACTTCACGAAGCCGTTGCCTGAAGTTCCTCCGGTAGAACCGCCCCCGGTGATCAAGCCCCCGATCATCACGATCACGTCGTATGAGCCAAATCATGGCGAAGCGCCGTTGAGCGTGAAGGCGACAGCCGCATTGGAGTCTGCATCAGGTCCGGTGTTGAAATTTGAATGGCTGCGGAGGCCAGATCGCCAAGTCGCGTGGCTGGTGGACGGCACGACACTGGGCAACGTCTACGAATACACGTATGTGTTCCCCGCTGGGACGTGGTTCATTGCTGTTAGGGCAGTGGGTCCCGGTGGTGTGGCTCAGACGCAGGCCGAACGCAAGATCACGGTTACCAGCATCGTAGAGCCACCAGAACCACCCATCGAGCCACCCGTTGAACCCAAACCACAGCAGTTTCCGATTGAGGTATTTTT